GAAGTGCCCGGTCATTCGTAAGGGGTTTCTCAGTGAGTTCAAGTACGACAAGGTATCAACCACAGTCCAAGGAACCAAGTGGAAGGACAAGCCGGATAAAAACATCTACTCACATATCCATGAGGCAGTACAGTATGCAGCCATGGAATTTGTAGCTGGCAAGATCTTCAGGAAAAATGTGGCTAAGAAAGCTCAATACACCAAACCAGCAGACAGCACGGCTGGTTATTAAAGGATAGGATATGGCAATTACAGTTGGTAAAAGTGACGAAGACAGGGAGAAAGAATTTACCCAGACCTTCGATCAGATAAAGGATGAGCCAGCAACCCCTCAGGATGGACCAGAGGTGGATGCTACCACTCGTGCCCGTGCTGTGACCATGGCCCCGTTCCAATCATCTCTTGGCCTACGTATGGACGATGAGTGGCAGCAGGCAGAGGGTGAGAAGATCTTTTCGGAACGAAGACATCTTCGAGATCTCCGTCAGTACCGGGGTCAGTATGACCCAGAGATTCAAAGTAAGATTCATCCTAACCGGTCAAAGGCCTACATTCGATTGACTCGGACAAAGGTCAAGACATTTGATGCCAGGATGATGGACATACAGTTCCCGGCCAATGATGATAAGAACTGGGTAATACACCCCACACCTGTACCAGAGCTTGATGGTCCAATGATTGAAGCTCTGGCTGCTCAGTTATTTAAACAGACCGGTGAGGTACCCACGGCTGATCAGGTTGAGGAGATTGTGTATAAGCAAGCAGATGCTTCAGCTAAGGCCATGGAGCAGGAGATAGCAGATCAGCTTGCAGAGTTTGATTATCGTGCAGTCATTCGAAATGTGGTCCACTCAGGACACATCTTCGGGACAGGAGTTTTAAAAGGACCACTGGTCAAAGAGATCAGTTCCAAACGATGGTACCGGGATAAGGCTGGTAACTGGAAGCAGTTAGTTATCAAACGAATCGTACCGGTTGCCCAGTTCGTTCCGATCTGGGATATCTACCCAGATGCATCTGCAAAGGAATTAAAAGATGCACGATACATCTGGCAGAAGCACCTGTTCACAAAAAATAGACTGACAGTCCTGGGTAAACGATCAGACTTTGATGGTGATGCCGTCGAGGCTTTTATTGCTGCATACCCCGATGGTAATGCAAGTTATAAGGACTACGAAGAGCTACTCCGTGAGATGTCCACCAACTCAAAGTCTGATGGTGACACCAACCCACCCAAGAAAGAGAAGTATGAGCTTCACGAACGGTGGGGATTTCTTCCGGTAGAGGATGCCAAAGAGTTGGCACCTGATGTGACCAGTGAAGTCTGGGACATGATGGGTCCAGAGGTTGCCTGTAATTTATGGTTGCTTGGGGACATCGTGGTCAAGGCAGTCATCAGTCCAGTTGAGGGTGCAGACCTACCGTACTATTTTTATTACTTTGACAAAGACGAGACCAGCATATTTGGTGATGGTATTCCACAGATCATGAGAGATCCTCAGATGCTGTACAATGCATCCATCAGAGCTATGCTTGATAATGCAGCCATCAGTGCCGGTCCAATCATAGAAGCTAACATTGACTTACTTGCCGATGGGGAAGATCCCCTGGAGCTATTTCCGTTCCGTGTATTTCAACGGACAGGTGTTGGCATCGATGCTAATCAGGCAGCTATCCGAGTAACCAAGCTGCCGAGTTACACCAAAGAGTTCCTCGGTCTTGTTGAGTTTTTCCAAGAGACTGCTGACGAGTCAACGACAATCCCACGGTCCCTGCACGGTTCTCAGAACATGAGTGGTGCTAACCAGACAGCAACGGGAATGTCCATGCTTATCGGTGCCTCAAACATTACTCTTAAGGATCAGGTGCAGTTCTTTGATGATGGTGTTACCAAGAAATTCATCAAGTCGATGTACTTCTGGAATATGGAGTTCAACGGTAAAGAGAATATCAAAGGTGACTTTAACATCGTGGCACGTGGGACCAAGTCCCTCATTGCCAAAGAGGTCAAGATGGAACAGATCAACCAGTTCCTTGCCCTCACGAATAATGAAATTGATAACCAGTACATTAAACGTGATGTTTTGCTACGGGAGCTTGCTGAAGTATTTGACCTGGATCGTCTCGGGTTCGTTAGATCAGAGGCAGAGGTAGCAGTCAGTCAGAAGCAGAATGCTGATGCAGCCAAACAGGAATCAGATCGTGCATTGATCCTTGAGGCTATGAAGGCAGAGTCTTCCGGTCACGTTCCGAATGCCGTAGCAAAGACGGCCCAACTGTTTAACATCCAACTACCTGGGGGTGCTACACCCGAACAGGCTGGAGAAACTTTACAGGATAGGCCTATCGGATAATTTATGAAGACTAAACAAAACGAATACTTCGAGTCATTGAAAAGAAACCCTGATAACCAATTTTATCTTTCCCTGGTTAAGCTGTTTGAATTACGGCTTGACTTGGCTAAGGATCAGTTGGTCCGGTGTGTCGATGACAACGAGACTAAACGATTACAAGGAAGAGCTATTGAGTTGGACGAATTGCTCAAGGCTCTGAAAAGGAAACCCGTAGTGTCATCTGAACACACAGGTTCCTTTAGTTAATAGGGGGAGCAGCCGGTCACACCGTTACTGCTCATTAACTGCAAACATAGTTTTAACAACGGGACATCCACGAGTGGACCCCACTATAGGAGACAGCAATGTCAAATGATGCAAAGGTAGATTTGGACCAGTACCAGAAGGACAAGGAAGAGTTTGATGAAGCAACTGACTTCGTGTTAGCTGCTGATTCAGAGAAGACAGATGAAGAGATTCTTGCTGACATGGATAAGAAGAAAGAGGATAATAAGGGTGAGGCTGGGGAAGCCACACAAGACCCTGACAAATCCAAATCCGACGATCCTGCAGCAGCCGATCCTGCTCTATTCGGAGTCAGCCCAGAAAAGGTAGGGGATAAAATCCCAGCAATCCCAGAGGTTACTGACCCCGAGAAGAAACCCGATGAAGGTACTGATGCCACAGACTGGAAAGATGAATCTGCAAAGCTGAAGACCGAGTTAGCTACGGAGAAACAAAAGACTTCGAGTTGGAACGGCAGGATTACTGCTGCCAACAAACGTGCCGAGGATGCAGAGGCTAAATTGGAAGAGGCTCTTAAGGAAGCCAAACCAGTGGATGATCCGGATGCAATCAAAGGTACTGAGTCTGAAATGGCCAAGCTGGAGAAGTTTGGAGTAGACTTCCCTGAGTTAAAAAGTACAATTGACATTATCCTAAAGAAGGTTGAGGGTAAAGCTGATAAAACTCAGGACAAAGATCCACTCAAGACTGATCCCATTGAGGAGAAGCCAGATGAAAAGGCTGGTGACCTCAAAGCTGCACAGTCAGAAATTCGTGCTGCACATCCCGACCTTGACGAAGCAGTCAACTCCGGTGTGCTTCTAACATGGATCAATCAGCAAGCCACATTCATCCAACCAACCTTGCAAGCCATTTATAGTGAAGGCAAACCTGCTGACGTTATTAAAATGGTAACGGAGTTCAAAAACAAAACAGGTTGGAAATCCCAACTTGCTACGGATACACCCAAGGCTGATACCTCGAAAGAGGACAAGCTTAAAAACATGATCGAAACCAATTCTGGGTCTGGTGGTCCACCGGCCGGTGAACCGGACAAGAATGATTTTGATGGTGCTGCTAAGGAAGCTTTCGGTTAACATCCGAATTTAAAAATTAGGAGAAGTAAAATATTATGACCATTACCTATGGTGACATATCCCCCCGTACGGCTGCTTTCGTTGTTCGTGACCTTCTGAAACGTGGTATGCCGTGGCTGATCCTTGAGAAGTTTGGACAGGCCAAACCACTGCCAGCAAAATCCACGAAGACAATCCAGTTTCGTCGGTACTACCTGGACAGTACTTTCACCAGTACCTTTGGAAGTGATTTCAATCCTCACGAATACTTCAAGGGCACAAACTTTAACCCTGCCAACAAAATGCTTACAGAAGGTGTCACACCTGATGCCACCAGTCTGGAAAGTTCTGACTACGAGGCTACCCTGGTACAGTATGGGGACCGTGTAGTTATCTCTGATGTTGTAATGGACACACACGAAGATCCGATCCTTCGTGAAGCCGTTGACATCCTGGGAGAGCAGGCTGCTGTATTGATCGAGAAAACTCGTTACAACGTTCTGAAGGCTGGTACCAACGTCTTCTACTCAAATGCCGACACCAGTCGTGGTGCCGTTGACGTTGTGTTTTCTCTGAATGACCAAAGAAAGGTAACTCGTTTTCTGAAACGTCAGCTTGGTAAACCGATCACATCCACTGTGAAAAGTACACCTGCTTTCGGTACAGAGTCGATTGCTCCGTCTTTCGTGTGTATC